AGGATATCTCAGATTTAGAAATAGAAGATTTACTTATGAAAATGTATGAGCTAGTTGGAGGAGAACAATGAGGCCTTTTAATGACCGATTTGAGACAACTGCGAGAGTAAGTGTGGGGGAAGATATTCAGCAAAGAATTTCTGATTCCCTATCTAACGGTGCTAAAGTAAAGAGCATTACCGTTAAGATGGAAGCAACTCATTCCGGTCGTCCAAATGGTAATAATTGGATATACACTCCACGAGGCATGGCTGAGGGGTACCGCTCATTTGTATCCCCGGTATTTAAGCCAGTAACCGAAGAGCATAATCCAGATTCTAGAACACTAGGAAGAGTTGTCTCATCTAAATATGTTAAGTACGAGAATTTCAGTGATTCATTTAATAGCCTTTCTCCTGTAGAATATCTAAGTAAAGCAAAACAGCTTGGCCTAGATAAACAGTATAAAGGAAAAGGCTATAAAGGTCTTGGCCATATCGAGCTTATTGCAAAGATTACTGACAAAGAAGCAATAGATAAGATTCTAGATGGAGAATTCGGATTTGTTTCTGTGGACGGTAGAGTAGAAGAAGCGTATTGCTCTATTTGCTCAACAAAGGTAAATTCGCCTAACCGCTGCGATCATAGACGCGGTGTTAAATATGGGAATGAGAAATGCTATTATGTCGGAGGCAAAATGCACTTCGATCATATATCATATGTTGCCACACCAGCTGACAGTAACGCTGTTGCGACATTAATTCGGGATAGTAAAAATAGTCAATCCCATCTACAGATATTAGATTTTGAAATAGAAAAAGGTAAACAGATGACAGTAGAAATCCAAGACATTAATAAGTCTAGCGAAGCTCTTGTCGAATATGCCAAAACTCTGGGGATTAAAGACTATAAGCTTCCCTCTGAGGAAGGCTTAACCGTTCTGGATTATGTTTTTGGCGAACAAAAAACTTTCCCAATTGCAGACAAACTAGCTGCTGCATTGGCCAAGTCATTCTTCACCACTAAAATTTCCGACTCGGGCGACAAAGAATCAATCGTCACTTTGATTGACGAAAAACTTCAAGAGCTGGGCGTTGAAGATTACGAGCAAGTAATCGCAGATGCAGTTAAAGCCAGTGAGGTTGAACAGGCTCCAGAAAAAGTTTCAGATAACGTTGAGCCAGGTCAAGCTCAGGCGGAATTCGACCAAGAAGCATTCGCAGAGAAACTTGCTGTTGCAATTTCAGATAAACTTCAAGCTCTTATCACAGGTAACGCAAATAGCTACCTGAACTCACAAAACAAAGTATTACGCCAAGAGCTGGCTAACAAAACTATCGAGCTTGTTAAAGTTCAAGACTCACTGAAGAAATCTGTCATTTCTCAGATTTCAGCTATTGAAAAAATTTCAGATTCTGCTAAAATTGAAGAACTGGAAAAACGAAGCCTTGAATCTCTTTCTGATAAACTAAAAGATCTTCAAGCTGCCAATATCGAAGCTCCTGAAAAAGTTTCCGATTCGGCAGAAGAAGGTAACAAGGAGAAAGAGCCATTGGAAAAAGGTTCCGTTAAAATCGAAGATAGTGTCGATAAAACTGGCACTGATGAAAAACCAGAAGAAGTCACTATCGAAGACTCACTGATTTTCGAAAATAAAACTGAAGCTCAAAAAGAATTCTTAAAGGTTCTTAATAAAGAGGGTGCTGCAGCAGCTAAAGCGTTTGCAGCAAAAGTAAAAATTAAAAGCGAAAGCTAAATATACGGAGAATAATCCATAATGTTTCAATATCAAAACGTAGCTGCTAATGCTCCTAAAACTAAACACTACGGACATCACAACTGGGCAACCCCTAATGTTATGTTCTCAGAAGGTATGCATCCTGCTGGTCAATTTATGCCAGCACCTTACTTGCCACTTGTTCGCGTGCCTTCAAAAGATATCAAAACTCATGTTGTAATTTCTACTGGTAAAGTTGTTGCATTCGACAGCAACGGTTATTTGGTTCCTGCAGGTATTCTGGAATCTGATGCCACTTACACCGAAGTAGACGTTCAAGAAGGCATCCTTGGCCCTGATGGTCAACCTGTTGCAGCTGGCGATAAAGTTAAAGATAAACTAAATGCCGCTAATCTGACCGTTTCTGCTCCAGTTGGTGTTGCACTGTATGACTTCTGGCGTCATCCAGGTGGCGACGGTATCAACCCTGCCCACTTCAACTACCAAAACCTGAACTACCAACATCGTGTTCAATTCGTATGTGACTACATGATTGAGTTGCCACTGGTTGAATCTGACGCTGAATATGAAAAAGCTCCTCTGAAAGGTATTTCTGCCTTCATCGCTGCTAAAGGCGCAAATGCTGGTACTGGCACTCTTGCAGACTTCACTACTGTTAAACCTGGTGACTTTGTAACTTTCGACAAAAACTCTAATATGATCGTTGCTCAGGCTTCTGTTGCAAAAGAAAAAGTTTTGGGTCAAGTTCTGCAAGTTGTTAAACCTCAAGAAGACAGTCTGTTAAAACTGGTTCGTACTAGCTCTGCTGGCGGTCATGACTTGGATAAAATGCCAGGTACTGCTACTAAAGGTGCTGAACATAAAGTTGCTTACTCTAACGGTTACGGCCTGGTTCGCGTTAACCTGATCAACCGCTAATCTAACAATCATAGGAATAAATAAATAATATGTCTAAAAAATTCGACAAAACTTACGCACAAGAAGCTCAAAGCATTCAATTTATTCGTGGCCTGTTTGACAATGGCGGTAAAACTGTAGATGGTGAACAAATCTCCATCAGCGACGCTATGACAGGTAACATCGAAAGCCTTAAAGTTTCTGACGCTTTTGCTACCCCTAACTTCCCGATTGCCTTCAAACGTGTAATCGAAGAATTCGTAATCGATGCAATTGAGCCAAACTTGATTGGTCACAAATTGCTTCAAACCATTCACATCGATCCTAATATCACCCAAGTAAATGTTAGCACTTACGGTGCTATTGAAGTTGGTGACAACTCTGTTGCAGAGGGTGGTGAATACCCAGAAGTTAGCACCACTAACGGTGGTGGTCAACTCTTCGCTGGTGTTGGCAAATACGGTAACCGTATGCGCATCACCGAAGAAATGTTGCGTAACTCTCAATGGGACGTTATTGCATTCCACCTGACTCGTTTGGGTCGCGCTATGGCTCGTGCTAAAGAACAAAACATCTTCCGCATGATCAACTCTGCCGGTGTTGTTGTATTCGACAATGACAATCCTAACCAATCTATCTTGGGCCGTACTACCGGTCGTGATATCTCTGGTGCTGGTAATGGTTCTTTCACTGCTGATGATATGTATGATATGTATGCCAACATGCTGGAACGTGGTTACAAACCTAACGTAATCTTGTGCCACCCATTGGCTTGGGCTACATTCACCAAAGACCCAGTTCTGCGTGAATATGCTCTGAAAAATGGTTCTCTGGACAAATGGTTTACCAGCATGCCTAGCCAAAAAATTGGTAGTGATGTTCCAGAAGCTTACCGTCGTTTCAGCCGTATGTCTGGTCGCCCAGCTACTCCGCTGACTACTGAAGAGCGCGTTGGTACTCAAGATACCCCATTCCAATTCCCGTCATACTTCCCTGGTACTCAAGGTATCACCATTATGACTTCCCATTACGTTCCATTCGATGCAGAGAAGAAAACCACTTCTATCATCATGTTGGATACTAATGAATTGGGCGCAATCTTCGTTCAAGAAGAGCCTACTGTTGACCAATGGGATGATCCAGCACGCGATATCCAAAATATTAAAATCCGTGAACGTTATGGTCTAGCACTGTTCAACGACGGTCAAGCAGTTTCTATTGCTAAGAATGTAAGCATCGAGCCTAACGAAGTTGTTCTGCCTCCTCAAGCAGTCGTTAGCGATTTGCCACGTATTCAACGCAAGTAATTTTTCAAAACTAAGTATATAATATACTCATAGTTGATTAAACAACATGGGGGTAGGGTTAGAACTCCCTGCCCCCATTTTTTATTTGGTGATTTAATGAAAGCATTACAAGCAAAAGTAAAATTATTGACACAGACATTCTTGTTTGGCGAAAAGATTCATATGCGTCGCGGCAAAGAGGTTGTATATGACCTATCTAAATTGACCATTGGTGATCTAGAAATCCTGGCATATCACATCCATAGAGGAGAGATCGAGTCAAACATTCCGTCTGAAAAGTTTATTGAGAGAGCAGGTGCACTTCGAAAAGAAGTTCAGCAAGGTAAATACGACAATCTATTAAAAATAGAGGACACTGAAGAGGTACGTATTCTTGATGCCGAAATTGAACTGGAAGATGGAACCAAGACTACAATCGCAGCCCTAGAAGAATCCCAAAAAGAGGACCCTAGAGTTAAATTTATCCAAGACAAAATTCTTGATGCATCAACAGCTCTTGCAATGGTTGCGGCTAAAAATATCCCAGATGTCGATCTGGAAATCCTTGACTTTGCTAAAACATCAGAGGTTAATGGCAAAAATAGAAAAGGCGTATTGTCATCTATTGATTCAGAAATCAAACGCCTTAAAGAATCTGCCTTGCCTCAAGGTGAAGTTGAAGAAGAAAAAGAGTAACTGATTAAATATTGGATAGCAAATAATGTCAGACAAACTAACAGTAGAAAAGGCTCTAAATACACAAGAGCAACTTGATTTCATGCCTCTTAAAGGGTCTTTAAAAATTAAGTTGTCTGAACCAGTGGGCCTAGAATCTTTGAAGCCTCATATTGCTATCCTTAGAGTCGGCAAAGCGTCTGGATTAAAAGAGCTTAAAAGGTCTTATAGCGATGCCTATAAGACTGACCGCTCTGCTTATATTGACTTTGAGGTTTCGATAGACGGCACAGAGGTTACAATAACCCCTATTAATCCGTTTGAAGAATTGTCGGATTATGCCTTATATATCACTAGGGATATTAAATCTACATCAATGGAGACTCTTCTTGATGGAGAACCTGTCGATGATTATGTTGAAATAAATCCTCCGGTTGAAAGTGTAGTCGAAATCGCCCCAGTCGGAAGGCCGTTTACAAGAAGCGGAAAGAAATACCTTCTAGCCGATATCTATGTATCAGGCAAAAAGGTAAAAGAGAAGGACATCCTTAATTTAGAGGACGGCTTTACGGTAGAAGAATCCAAAATAACAATCAAAGATCCTTCACGTATTGGCGTCATTAAAGTAACTCCGACTGTAAAATCGGAGTCTGAACATGACTATATTTTAAAATTCAAGACCGGACAAAAGCATCCAATTGAGGATATAACTCCAGAGGGCACTTCATCTAAGATTACGGCAGATCGTTTGTATGAGTTCTATCAAAATCCATATGATATGATTCTTAATACAAAGTCAGGAAAGACTACCGTAAAGGATATTAACTCTACAAAGTCTAAAGATAAACCAGTCGAGATTCAACCAAATATTGAAATTAGACTTCCAAATAAAATCATCTTTAATTTTGATAAAGAGTTAGCAGATGTCCCAACCGATTTGGCTGTATTTGATTTTGATATTACAGAGGCATTTGGTAATCAGCATCTTGGTCCAATGGGTCTCTTTAAAGAGGATGCATCATATATCTTGGAATTTTCTACCATCAGAAGAAATAAATCTCTTCAGATTGAGGTTATTGAAAATACCGATGAAGAGCCGCATGATAAATATGAGCTAAGGTGGAAACATGAGCCTGATTCACAGTAATACTTTGGCCGGTCCAAATTGGAAAGAACCAGATTCAGGCACCGGCATCCAGTCTAGTAGGGTATATAACACAATTGGCACATTTGCCATCCCATCCGTCCATGCATCATTCGAAGGATTTAAAGGGCCAAAGCAGAATAAGATCTTAATATATGATGAAAAGCCCGGCGCTAAAAAGAGACTAATAAAGACAGAGCTTGCATATAGAGAGCCATTTCACTCATTCAAATATTTCGAGGCATTAGGCTCAACATATGGTATGCATGAAATTATTAACGAAAGGGAGACGATGGGTGAAGACCCGTCTCCAATCGTTGAGAGATGGAAGTCTGAGCCAATATATATAGAGCGATATTCTTCGATGCGCCCATCCGTAACACTGAATTATAATAATAGTGATGAGGACCTATGTGGTTTTATGGAAGAAATTACAAAATCCACAGAAGCCAAGGACAATGGGTTTAAAGTATCATTTGAAGAACTTGCAAAAGAAATAGACGGAAGAAAGTATATAGAATTCCATATCGGCGAATTTCATCTTCTTCCAAATACACCACTAGCAATACATCGCTGCAATTTATCTGCAGATATACTTACCTTTAGAAAAGGGTTTGCTGCATTTAAAGGCAGTGATTCTTTAAAGTCTGATGTTGTTGCAGTTCCTAGAATTTCCCCAACATCGAACCATTTTCTAGAATTCTATATTGGACTCGCAAGACTGA